ACGGCGAAGACGTATTTGCATCGGAGTGCCAGAATCAGCCGCTGAGAATCAATCAGGGCACCGATTTCTTGACCGCTGGCGAAATGAACCGCGACCGTGTTGGTTCGTGGCAAAAACTCCCACCGGACGTGTGTACGGTCACATTCCACGTGGACGTGCAAAAGCGTCTGCTGTACTGGTGCGCCGTAGGTGTTACGCCGGACTTCAGAATCTACCCGATCTATGGCACCTACCCAGAGCAGCGCCGACCGAATTTCGAGTATCGCACAGTTAAACGCTCGATCCAGCAGGCACACCGCGGCATGAGCGAAGAGCGACAAATCCAAGCCGCAGTGCAAACCCTAGTGTCCGATCTGATGGGCCGCAAGTGGGAGCGGCAGGACGGCGTACAATTGCCGACAGATGGCGGACTGGTGGACGGCGGCTATCAGACACAAGCTGTGAGGGACGGCATCACCGCGAGCACGCACAGCGGTCGAGTGTTTCCCTTGTTCGGTCGGGGCGTCAAAGCGTCGGACAACCCGATGCTGCAGCGGGCCAAATCGCGCGGCGAGCTACGCAGCACAGACGCAGCGATTCCGTGGATCATCAAACGCGACGCGTCCGTGCGAGGGGCGCGTAATGTCTTCAATGACACCAATGCGCTGAAGACATTCATTCACCGCCGCATCGCAACCGACGCGGGCCGGGCTGGCAGTGTCGAGTTGCCCAAGGGCGATCACCGGCGATTCTGCGAGCACGTTTGCAGCAGCGAATACGCAACGGAAGTTACCGGGCCACACGGCACCGTGCACGAGTGGCGGCAGCTTCCCGGCAGCCCCGACAATCACTGGTTCGATACATTGTGCGGCGCAGTTGTTGCCGCATCCATCGCGGGCAAGGTATCATTCTCAGCACAGGCGGCACCACAACAAACAGCGCGAAAGCGAAAGGCGGTCACGTATCTATGACAACCAAGACAGCAAAGCGGCGCACACGGAAAACGCGACCGGTGCAACCAGAGACACCGGACACCGAACAGGCCAGCGCTGAGCAGGACGGCAAGCGATACCAACGCTGCCCGCAAGTGGTGCAGATCCCGGAAGGCTGCCCTAAGTGCGGGAGCACGCGCCCGACCAAAATCGGCAACACAACCCCGCGAGCATTGCGCGGCACAGTGCAGGGGCGAGAATTCAACCTCGTCACGTGGCGACACTGCATCTGCAGTTGTGGCCAGCACTACCGCACCCGGACCTACGATTTGATCCCGGAATGATTTCGACAATTTGCCGAAAACTTTCCAAAGTGTTGTAGACGTATCGACAATCTGACGATACTATAGGTACACGCGAGTCACAACGATGAGCGACAACACGACAGCCATGAAAGGCCGAAACGATGAGCAACGCAATCGAGACATTTGCAATCCGAACAGCACTGCTGACAGGCGACACTTTCCGCTTCCGTGGCATCCTAAAAGACAAGGGCTGGAAGTGGAACGCTGAAGAGCGGGCATGGAGCAAGGCAGCAGACTGGCGGGATGAAGCGGAAGTGATTGCAACTGTGCGGAGCTATGGCGGCATCCGCAATCGCGGCAGCTTCTCGGTTGCGTTTGAGTGATTGGGCAAAACGCAACAGTAGATAACACCCGCACAAACCCCGGCCGCAACCGGGGNTTTTTCATGCGCACCCCGCTGCATTGTACGCTGTGCGTACATCTGCCATAGCACACCCGCCGCCGCCGTGTTGCAATTTGCGGCATGGCAGATCTCACGACACTACAGGCACGACTAGAGGCGATTGACGCTGCGCTAGCATCTGGCATGCTGAGTTACAGCGTGGACGGGCAGAGTGCATCATTTGTGTCTGCGTCCGACATGCGACGCGCCCGCCGTGAGATTGCCGCACAGATTGACCGGTGCATCGGCAGACCGTCAACCCGTCCGGTTGCATCCTCGATTTACCTCGGGGGTGGACCATGAGCGAGCCGACGACACTGCAACGGCTGGGCGGCAGACTGGGGCGGTATTTTACCACCGGCTACGACGGCATCCGCAACACCGGCAAGCGCAAAGCCGCAAGCCCGCTAACAAAGTCGGAAGACGAGCAGCTCAAAAACCGCGACCGTCACAGCATGATCGGCGCGACGCGTGACCTCGCCCGCAATTTTGCCGTGGTCGCGTGGGCAATCCGAAAACATCTTGATTATGTGTCAATGTTCGATTTCCAGTCCCGCACCGGCAACCCGGTGCTCGATCTGCAAATCGAATCACTCATGCGAGACTGGCAACGGCCGCAGAATTGCGACGCCGCCGGGGTTCACTCATTTCCTAAAATGCTGCGAATGTTTGAAGCGGCTAGAACGAGAGATGGCGATGTTTTTGCATTGAAACTGAATAGCCTGCAACTGCAAGCGATTGAGGCCGACCGCGTGCGACAGCCTACCGGCGAGCAAGTGAGCGACACGGGCGGCATGTGGGTCAATGGGATCAAACTGAACAACGGCGGCAGACGGCAATCCTACGCGCTGCACAACCGCGTGCCGGGATCATCGACGTTTGAATTTTCGCGCAATGTTGCAGCCCGCAACGTGATTGCGCACGGGTACTACGACCGATTTGACCAAGTGCGCGGGATATCGCCCCTGGCATCGGCAATTAATTCATTCCGGGACGTGTACGAGGGCATCGACTACGCGCTAGCCAAAATGAAGGTTGAGCAGCTTTTCGCGCTCGTTTTCACGCGCGATGGCGACGCCGCACCAGCACGCATCATGGACGGCAGCGACGACGAAAACGGCTACAAAGTAGACTTCGGCAAGGGTCCGGTTCAGTTGGATTTGAACGCTGGCGATAACGCGCAGTTTTTGAAGACCGACAACCCCGGCAGCAACACGCAACAGTTTATCGAAGCCGTGTTGGGCATCGCTCTGCATTCGCTCGATCTGCCGATGAATTTCCACGATCCAAGCCGCACCAATTTCTTCGGCAGTCGTGCCGCGTGGTTGCTTTACGACCGCAGTTGCATCAGCAAACGCGCGGACGTTGCCGAGTTCCTGCGCAAGGTCACAATTTGGCTGTATCAGGGATGGATTTTGCAAGGCCGCTTGCAATTGCCGACCGGTGCAACACTCGAAGACCTGCCGTTTGAGTGGGTCCACCGCGGCATGCCGTGGTGGGATCCAACGAAAGAAATCAACGGGGCCGTCGCTGCAATTAACGCCGGTTTGGACAACCCGTACCGCATCTGCAAAGAGACCGGCAGGGGCGAGTACGAAGAAAACATTGACCAAATCGCACGCGCTCGAGAGTACGCCGAAGCCAAGGGCGTGCCGCTGAATTACGTCATGCAGCCGGTTGAGCCAGTGGCAGACGATACGCAAGACCGAAACACAAGGGGCCGCCAATGACCGGCATACCAGAAATACCGCTGAAGCATTTCAGGGCCAACGTAAGCCGCACGAGCGGTGCCGCAATCAGTGACGACGGCGGCGAGTACGGGCATGGATATATCACCGGGTTATCTGTGATCACACGCGGCGAAGCGTCCGGGCACGACATGTGGATCGATGCGGATTTCTTGAGCGATGTAACCGCCGCAGGTAACGCCGCCAATGCCGGACTGAAAGCACGTTTTACGCATCCGGGGCAATCGTCTGACGGACTTGGCACGTATCTCGGCAAGTATCACAACTTCAGGACAGAGGGCGAGCAAGTCGTTGCCGACTTGCATTTTCAGGAATCGGCCAGCAACACGCCAGACGGCGACCTTGCCGCATATGTCCGGCAATTGGCAGCCGATGCACCTGACGCGTTTGGCGTGTCAATTGTGTTCGATGCTGACGTGGTTGCGATGGAGTTACACCAGCTAGAAAACACGCAAGGCGGGCGGTTTGTCAGTCCCGACGAGGACAACCGGAACAACTACCAGCACGCACGGTTGAGCCGCCTGCGGGCCGCTGATGTGGTCGATGATCCAGCGGCAAACCCGGACGGGTTATTTCACAGACACGCTCAGATCGCGCAGGACGCGGACGGGCTTTTTGAGTACGCATTCGGGCTAACCGGCGACAAGCCCGACCTTGTTGCGTTGAGCGTTGACGGCGACCGAATCAAGGCCGCTGTTGATCGCTTCTTGAGTCGTCATGACCTGTCACTTGTAAAGGGAAGCGAGCAAATGCCAGAAGCACCAGCCGCGCCGGTTGAAACACCGGAAGTGCCCGCAGTGACACGCGAGAGCTTCAACGCGGAACTGCAGCGGTACGTTACCGCATTCGGTGACGCTGGAGCCGCGTGGTTCATCGCTGGCAAATCGTTTGAGGATTGCCAAGCAGAACAGTTGAGCGCACTGCGCGAACAACTCGAAGCCGCACGAGCAGAAAACGCCGAATTGCAGGCACGCATTGACGCGGTGCAGTTAGGCGAGGCAGAGCCGGAGGAATTCGGCGACGACACCGGCGAGCAAGCACCGGAAAAGGCCAAGAACCTGCNGGNCGGGTTTGCAAANCGNATCCGAATCAACGGCGTAAGCCACAACTGAAGGGAGTCTTGAACAATGGCGAACGACTACTTAACAGTCGCCGATTTGGTGGCAGGCGCGTTTGACGTCGAGCAAACCAACACCAGTGACGTTCTGAACCAGTCCCCGCTGGTTGCCCGTATGCCCCGGATCAATCCGTCGGGGTCCAACACCGTCCACAAGTATCGGAAATACACCGGTGCGCCTGCGGTTGGTTTCCGATCCGAAAACGACGGACGCGAGAACGATCACAGCGAAGATACCGTGGTGACCGTCAACCTGAAGATCGCTGATTTCAGCTTTTCGGTTGACACTGCATCCGCCGAGGGTGACAGCCAATCGACACCAGAGCAGGTGATTGCCCGCGAGGGTGCACGGCACCTTCAGGGCATCTTGTTCAAGGCCGAACAGCAGACCATCTACGGTACCGGGGCCGATGGCGACGCCAACGGATTTTCCGGGTTTATGAATTCGACCTACCTCGATGCGCTTGCTGACACGATGGTAATTGACGCGGGCGGCACAACCGCTGATACGGCGTCAAGTCTGTACGCAATCCGCTTGGGCGTTGACGATGTTGCAATGGTCACGCAGCCGCAGATTGAGCTGGGCGAGACGACCATTCAGCGCGTTGCCGGTGCCACCGGATTTTACCCGGCCTACTGGACACCCGCGAGTGTCTGGCTGGGTCTGCAAATGGGCGGCGCGTACAGCGTCGGGCGCATCGCAAACCTGACCGCCGACGCCGGTAAGGGCTTGACCGACGATCTGATTGCAGATCTGTTGAGCCAGTTTCCGGC